ATTAGGTAAAGGAATAATTGATCTGAAAACAACAAGCGATTTAAAAGCCTTCCCTTATGCAGCTAAAAAATATGGATATGATGTACAAGTATATCTTTATTGTGAGCTGTTTAATAAACCTTACGAGGAGTTTAAGTTTATAGCAGTAGATAAAAGCTCTTGTGATATTGGTATCTATGATGTATCGGAGGAGTTTTATAATCAAGGCAAAGCAAAAGTATTACAAGCACTAGAAACATTTGAAACATTTTTTATTAACGGAGCAGACTTAGATAGTTACTGCATAAAAGGTACATTATGATCCACTCTTTATTAAGTAGATTAGGAATAGAAGTCTGGAAAGATATACCAGAATTTGAAGGTTTATATCAAGTTAGTAATTTGGGTAACGTAAGAAGTTTAAATTACCGACAATCAGGTAATCCGAATATTTTAAAAAAGTTTTTTCGCTATAGATTAAGAGCTTTTGTTCTTTTATCTAAAAAAGGAAAAAGATTTAATAGAGCAGTATCAGTTTTAATGGCTATGGCTTTTTTAAATCATAAAAGGTGTGGTAATAAATTAGTAGTTGACCATATAAATAACAATCCCTCAAATAACAGACTTTATAATTTACAAGTTATAACACATAGACAAAATATTTCAAAAAACTCAAAAGGGTTATCAAAATATATAGGAGTTTGTTTACATAAACCAACTACAAAATGGTTAGCATCAATTAAAATTAATGGTAAACAAAAACATTTAGGACTTTATAAAAAAGAACAAGAAGCAGCTCAAGCATATCAAAATGAATTAAAAAAATTATATGAAACAAGCAAATAAAATAGCTGAATACTTAACAGACATATCAGGAGTAAATGTTTTCGAGAATAGCAGGAAACGAGCTAACGTAGAAATAAGAAGTCTATTAACCTTTATATTAAGAAACCAATTCAACATGAGTTATATTGAAATAAGAAATTTTTATGAGACAAATGATAAACACTATGACCATGCAACAGCAATACATAGTTATAAAACTTTTGGCACTCACAGAAAATATAATCCTAAATTAAATAAGTATTTAGATTTAGTTCTTCTTCAATTAAAAGATAAATCAAAATTACAAAAAGCATTAATCAATCATATAGTTGAGAATACACTTGAAAAGGATTTAAAGAAAGTATTAAAATTAGTAGATAAATTACCTAATGGAGAAGAACAAACAAAAGAGAAAACAACTGCCAATATATAGCGGAGTTCTTAAATACTTCCCTGATGCTTTGGCGGAGGTATCTAAGGTTTCAAGAGCAGGAAACGAACAACACAACCCAGATAAACCACTACATTGGGATAGATCAAAAAGTACAGACGAACTAGACGCACTCACTAGACACCTACTAGAAGCAGGTAAACTAGATACAGATGGACTTCGCCACTCCGCAAAGATTGCGTGGCGTGCATTGAGCAACCTTCAAAAAGAAATAGAGAATGATACATCTTGATTTGTTTAGTGGAATTGGAGGTTTTAGTTTAGGTCTGAAAAAAGTATTTAATATAGAGCATACATACTATTCAGAAATAGACAAGTATGCAATAGACGTATATAAACATAATTTTAAAAATAGTACTTATGTCGGATCAATTACAGATGTTCGAGGAACACAATTACCAAGAATCAACATTATCACTTTCGGAAGTCCTTGCCAAGACTTTAGCTTGGCTGGAAAAAGAAAAGGAATGGATGGTGAAAGATCAAGTCTTATCCTTGAAGCAATTAGGCTTATCAAAGAATGCAAACCAGATTTTTTTATCTGGGAAAATGTTAAAGGAACTTTCAGCTCAAACTCTGGCGCAGACTTTACGGCAATCCTCAAAGCGTTTGTTGACATTGGGGGTTATAGACTTGAATGGCAACTGCTTAATACAAAGTGGTTTCTACCCCAAAATAGAGAGAGAATCTACCTTGTCGGATGTCTTGGAAAAGGAAGTGGACAACAAATATTTCCTATCACAAAAAACAGTAAACAGATTAATGAGTTACAAGGACAACAAGCAAATACCTGTACACTCACAACAAGATACGAAGCAGGAGGAAACGGAAGCTACATTATTAAACGTGAACTCAATGCACAAAAAGTAATAAAACCAACACAATTAGGTCAAAGCACACAAACTTATGCTTATAAAAATGGAACTATTATAGGTAAAGAAAATCAAGACGCTTTTACAATAAGATCATCAAACCCAAACGGTGTTATGATGAAAATTAAATCAGCAACTAAGAAAGGAATTGTAGGTAAAAAATTAAATGATAATCAACAAAAGAAATTAGATAAGTTAAAGGTTGATCCCTCTATAAGTGGAACTCTTACTGAGGCTATCGGCAGAGGAGGTTCTTCAGGAGAATACTTATCTATGCTAAAGAAAAATCAAATTAATACTGGGTCAATCCGAAGATTAACACCTATTGAATGTGAAAGATTACAAGGGTTTCCAGATGACTGGACAAAAACTGGAGAAGAACTAGGAACAATATCAGATACACAAAGATATAAGATGTGCGGCAATGCAGTAACAGTAGATGTTGTAGAAGCTGTTGCAAAAAAGATTTTTTTAACGTTATATACTTGAATAATCAAGTTATTTCAAGTTATGCATGGAGGATCAAGAAACGGAGCTGGTAGAAAACCTAAAGCAGATGAACTCAAACTAGTTGAGAAATTAGACAATCTTATAGATAATGATATTGTATTAAAGAAGCTAGGGGAGCTGGTAGCTAAAGGCGACATACGAGCTTTACAATTATACTTTAATTATAGGTACGGTAAACCCAAAGAAAAGATTGATATTAATTCCTCACAAGGGTTAAACGTAAACTTTAAAGACCTTATCAAATTTAAGTGATAACACAAAAAATTGAATTACATCCTAAATACTCTACACTAGGAGATGATTCAAGATATTATGTAATTACAGGAGGTAGAGCTTCTGGCAAATCCTTTTCAGTTAACTTAATGTTAGTTTTGTTAACCTATGAAGCTAATCATACAATCTTATTTACTCGTTATACATTAACCTCCGCTTATGTTTCTATTATACCAGAGTTTATTGAAAAGATAGAGATGTTAAATAAGTTTGATGACTTCCATATAACAAAAGATGAAATCATTAATATACATTCAGGAAGCAAGATAGTATTTAAAGGTATCAAGACTTCTAGTGGAGATCAAACAGCTAACCTTAAATCTATTACAGGTGTTACTACTTGGGTATTAGATGAGGCTGAGGAGCTAACAGACGAGGAAACATTTGATAAGATAGATCTCACAATAAGAGAAACTAAAAACCAGAACAGAATAATATTAATCTTAAATCCTACAACTAAAGAGCATTGGTTATATCAAAGATTCTTTGAAGACAAAGGAATACAAGCAGGAAGCAACACACAAAAAGATAATGTTACTTACATACACACTACTTATAAAGACAATTTAGAAAACTTATCTAAATCATTTGTAAAACAAATAGAGAGCATTAAAATACGCAGACCATTAAAATACAAACATGCTATAATGGGAGGTTGGTTAGATAAAGCTGAAGGCGTTATATTTAAAGATTGGTCTATTGGAGAGTTCAAAAAAACAGGAGTAAGTGTATGGGGTCAAGATTATGGCTTTAGCAATGACCCTAGCACCCTTATAGAAACTAATATAGACACTTCTAATAAACGAATTTATTTAAAAGAGTGCTTTTACTTACCTAGCCTTACAACAAGCGAAATAACACGCTTAAATCAACAGCATACTAAAGGAGGTTTAATAATAGCAGATTCAGCAGAACCTAGACTAATAAGCGAGATACGATCAAACGGATGTAATATAAAACCAAGTGTAAAAGGACAGGGAAGTATAACATACGGAATATCCCTATTACAAGATTACGACTTGATAATAGATGAGAATAGTATCAATCTAATTAAAGAACTAAATAACTATGCTTGGCTTGAAAGAAAATCAAATACACCTATTGATAAATTCAACCATTTAATAGATGCAATACGTTATGCAGTTACCTTTCAATTAAAGAATCCAAATAGAGGTAAATACATAATTCAATAGTTTCTAAAACTTTTTATTTTTTCGTTATATATATATGCAAGTAGAAATATTAGTGCCTGACACTTTAAGCGAAATAACATTAGAACAATATCAAAAGTTTTTAAAGATACAAAAGGACAACGAAGATGAAACATTTTTGGCT